ATAATAAATATTATGTTAAATAAAGTATGTGTGTATATAATACTCATAGACGCAGAGTCTTTGGCGAAAGTCTATTCTTTGGGGGAGGGGAGAGTAAGAACTTCTTCGTAGTCTTTGTGTAAAATTTCAATCCACCCTGATTCAAAATCAACCCATCTTTTTTGTATTTCCAAGTGCGCAATTTGTTTGTCTTCTACCATTAAAGAATCTAATGCGGCTTTGGTTAAATTGTCTATGTCAGGTTTGGATTGGTGAAATCTGCCGTGATGTAATTTCTTTTTTTTCTTTGACCAAGAAGGTGGTACTGGAATAAAAAAAGTTATGGAAGCCCCTATTGGTGGAAGGATAAATTGTTTGGCTTTGGCTTCAGCTAGAAGGTCAATTTTGTACTTGTTGTATTTCTCTAGGCGAAGTAATCTGCTTAAACCTGCGGGGCGTAATTTTTCTCTTGGGATTCTAAAGAATATAGAGTCACCTTGAGTTGCCCTAACGTGGGTTTGTGGCGTTATATTAAGTATTATTTTCTTTTGCATTAGTCCTATCTTTTACTGCTTTTAATAAAATAAATTCCACAGTCTTTGTTATTGACCATTTTTTTCTTTCAGCTAACTTTGCAAGTTTTTCGTAAGTTTCTGGATTTAAATAGATTGTTGTACGCTTCATAGTGATTCATTTTGATGCAAGTTACATCATGTTATAACATTTAACAAAAAAACCTCCTTTTTTAAGGGAGGCTTCGCATAAGAAATTGAACACTTTTATCTGATATTCTTTATGTAATTGGCTAACTGTTCGTCTTTTCTTAAAACATTATCTCTTAAATCCAAAACTCTTTTACCGTATAATGGATTCTTCCTCATGTCAATACCTTCTTTTGGTAATGGAACTCCGTATATGCTTTGCATTGCAAAACCGTGGTATCCTTTTTCTGTGTTGGGTGTAATTTTACCTAAACCATTGTATGTTTGCATCCTTGTTGCAGGGTCTTTTATTCCAAGTCTATCTGCGTATTTCATCTTTGACATATACGCTCTAGCAAACATATCGTATTCGTCACTAACGCCCTCTTCCTCTGTTTCCATTTTTGTTGGGATGTCGTTTATTATCTCATTATCTGACATTTTTATTTGTCCTAATCCTTCTCCTTTTCTATTTAACCCTGTTTCCTGAAGTGATACTGATAATAAATCGTATGGGTCTAAATTGTATCTTTTAGCTGCTTTTACTATTCCGTATATATCTTTTGAAGGATACTTTCCGCTTACTAAATCCCTGTTTGGGTTTATTGCTTTACCCGTTGTGGCGCTTACTTTTCTATTATCTTTTAGTTCGTAATCTCTTGGCATTACAAGTCCTTTCTTTGCTGGAGTGGCTGCGGGCGTAACACTAAATACTTTTTTAAGAAAATCCATTATTGGATTGCCTTCGTTTTCACTATGAATTGTTTCTGATATTGCGTCTAACTCTGCCATAATTAAGATTTTTTATGTCTATTTGCAAACATTCTTGCTTTTGCGACAGAGCTAAATCCCCACGCTTTTAATGCTAATGCTTTTCTTGTAGGCTCACCATTTGGTTTTTTCATTGCTCCTTTCATTCCGGCAAATCTTGCGGCAAAAGATACTCTGCGTGGGTTTTCACCTGACTTTACAGGGGCTTTTAGATTACCTCCGGTTTCGGCATTATATGATGCTCTGCCTTTTTCGTTCAGTCCTCCTTTCGGATTCTTGCCTTCTGCTCTTGTCCAAGCTGGTGTCTTGCGCATTATTTTTTTTCTTTTGCTTTAATCTTTTTTTCTTGCTCAAGCATTTCTTGTGTTGGTTTTTTACCAGAACCTGATTTAGCTCTGATATTATTCCAAAGGCTATTTGCGACTCCTAGCTTGTTTAATTTTCCTTTCATAGCACTAAATTACAAATTTCCTAATATATTTGGCTCATTTTTTGTATCAATTATATCAATAAGTGGTTTTCCTCCGGTGTCTACTATTTCAACTTGTTCCCCTGAAAGCATAGCATCTATTGTTTCCTCTATGATTTCTCGCTGTTCCGGGCTTAATAGGGCGACTTTCTCGTTAATGGCGGGTACTGCAAAGACATCGCTTAAAATCTCCTTCTTTATGCCATCTCTGACCGATTGTGTTATATGCGGATGGGTTATGGTATCCTTGAATATCCAATTAATTTTATTTACATGGCTTAAAAATAACCTTGCGCCACTTGATTCAGGGTATTGTCTAATAAAGTCATCGTAGTGTTCTTTTGCCATCTTTAGATGCTGAATAGCACTTACTATATTTGCTCCGTTCATTTATTAAAGTTTAAATGCTTGTATTCTAGTTCTTGTAAAAATGTTCTTGCTTTGAGAACTTTTGCCTTTGCCTTCTCAATCAATTCTTCGTTTCTGTAAACTGGGAATAAAAGCACTCTTTCTTCCAATGGGGCATTGGAGAATATCATGTTCTTTTCTTTCTCATTCCATTCTTTTATAAATTCAGGTGACTCTTCACTAACAACATCCATTTTTCTTAATAAAGAAAACTTTGCAGAATTTCTAATATGCTCTGGTGTGTCAATCAAGCAATAAGCTACGCAAGCTTTTTCTAATCCTAACAAATCCATATATCCATTTACTTGTGCCTCGTATGTTGAATCTAATTTATCGGGTATATTTGAAAGAAATGTAATCCAATCCCAGCTTGACTTTGTATCATATACTATTTCGTCAATAACATCAGGAGTACCTATAAAAAAATCATTACTAAATACTTCAGTATTTTTACTTAACGGTCTTTTTATTGTAAGTGATAACATATCTATTGCTTCCGGTTCTACTGTATTGCCTTTGTCTGTGTATTTGTTATCAATCTCTTTTTTAAACCCGTATTTTTTATTAGCATACACTTCTATCAAATGCGTCTTTGCTGTTTTAGAAAGTTCGCCAGATTCTTTATCCGCCTTTGATATAGGTTCGGTTAATAATTTACCAATGCTACTGCAATGGATAAGTGTGTTAAAGAATTCCATTATTTTATGCTTTTTAATTTTTTGTTATAATGTTCTAGTAATTCCGGATTGCTTTTTGACATCAGCTCCCAAGACTTTAGCTCTGCTCTTGTTTTACAAGCATCTATAAATTCTTTAGTTTTTTCAGTTAATGTTTTCTTTGATTGGGTTGGAATAGTTTCTACTTCAATTTGGTCTTCATAGAAATAACCTAAATCTTTTAGTTTTGCTACATTTTCTTTATGATATTCTTCCACTAATAATTTAGCGGTTTCTAGTGCTTCTTTAGCATCTTCTCCGGCGTTAATAGCCACTTCTACGCCAATCTTTTCTGAAGCGTAATTTCCTAAATTAAATGTTCTTTGATAATTGATTACTTGGATGTGCATAGCAATTTGTGTGTTTTTAAAAACTGGTAGCAATCTCATCATTAATTGCCTTTCTTTTTTATGAAAGAGCTTAAGTGTAGAAATTGCGTACCAATTAGGGGATTTTGATTTTTAGTTGAAGCCTATCTAACTCTTATTACTTGTGTTGTGTTTTCAATGACTTTTATCTTAAAGATTTTGTCTTTGTGGTCTTCTTTTCTTTTTAGATTTGAAATCATTACAGCAATAGATGTATATGGGTTAGTAAATTCAATAATCTCATTCACTTCTAGCGTAGAAACCTTACTAGAAACTGAATCTGGGTTAATGTGTCTTGCCATTTTTGATAATTTTTAACAAAGTTAAGTTAATTATTTTAAATTAAAAAACTATTTTTAAATTAATTTTGTTGCCTAATAGGGAAACTTTTGTTACCAAAACGGGAACTTTGTTTTTATCTGCATGAATATTCTGAAAAATTCATGCAATAGTTTATAAATTGGCAATATATGTCTAGTTTTTGATACTAAACTTGACAAATTCGGAAGTGAAACTCGGACAATATCCGAATTAGTGTCACCAATTTATATAAATATGTGACAAAGTAAGGGGTAATTCGGTTAATTGTTGTAACATTATTAGGCTAGATATGTTACTGATTTATATAGGATTGTAACAAAATTTGTTAATTGCTTAAATTGGGTTTGTTAAATGTCAGTAGTAATACTACTCTATTATCAAAAAATGTAAACTATGCAAGTTTTGATAGTGTTCACGAAATCGTGAACGGAGATAAAAAATGAACTGTTGTATAAAATGCAAGGGTTGAAATTATAAAAAGAGAAAACCCATTCTAAGCGAGCTGTTCTTATGGGAAGCCGAATGGGCGTATTAATGCAAATATAACCAAAATTATAAAATCTTGTTGTACCTAAATTATAAAGTCAAGCTATTAGTTGACAACACCCCCCTCTGTTGTCAAGTTATTACTTTACTCAATGGAGTGAGTAATTTTACTCAATCAATAAATATTCATATATCAATCAAAATGAGCCGTAAATGAGCGATAAGCGGCTCAATATTGAGCGACAAAGTGCCTTATAAAGCACAAAAGCATATCAGAATGTGCATTTTATGACGCATTATGCACTCATTAGTGTCAAATAATGCACTTTATGATGGATATTTTTATCGCAAATCCGCCAAACCCTTATAAACATTCGCTTTAGCGAAAAAATTTTCCAGAACACTTGGAGGGAGAGGGGGTAACGCCCAGAATCAGGGGGCGGTCGAGCGAAAGGGGAAGTCAAGCAATTAAAGGTACGGGGGGTTCGGTTTTGGTTTTCGGATTCGGTTCATGGCGTGGTATAATTAATATGTTCCCGACTTGCATACAAAGTAGTATGGTATTGAGTTTGCTATGTGTTAGCGGATTGATGAAGGGGTGATATGTTACACGCAATTATTGAGCGGGAAACTTGCTATGATATAGTGTTAAAATTTTAACAAACCTTTAACTTTTGTGTTGATTGTGGTATGGATTAAGGGGTGTATATTTGCTTATTATTTAATTTGCTAAAACAAAATAACAATTATGAAAAACACTAACTTTGATTTGTACGAAGTAGTTACAAACAAAATCCTTGATGAAATCGAAAAGACGGGTAAACTTAATTGGGTTAAAGAATGGAAAACTAAACAAGGTACAAATGCTTTTCCAATGAATGGCATATCTAAAAAAAGATATGAAGGTATTAACTTTTTTCTTTTAAGTATGCACGATTACACTTCTCCATATTGGCTAACTTATAAACAAGTTGAGCAGTTAGGCGGGAATGTTAGAAAGGGCGAAAAATCCACTATGATAGTATTTTGGAAGGTCAACGAGTACACCAAATTAAACACCACCACCCAACAAGACGAAACGAAAAAAGTTCCTTTGTTACGCTATTATAATGTGTTCAATTTAGAGCAATGCGACAATGTAACAATCAAAGGGGACGAAGTTACAGCACCCGCAACCGAGTACAACGAAAACGAAAAAATTGATATAGCACAAAATATCGTTGATAATTACCAAACACGGGAAGCAATACGCTACAATATTAAGGAAAGCGATAGGGCATATTATCAACCATCAACCGACAGCATCACAATGCCATTGCTAAATCAGTTTAATAGTTCGCAATCATTTTATAGTACTTTTTTCCACGAAATTAGCCACAGCACGGGACACAAAAACCGCCTTAATCGTAAGGAAGTAGTAGAAACCAGCTTTTTCGGTTCATGTGATTATGGCACGGAAGAATTAACCGCAGAATTGACAAGTGCATTTATTTGCGCTGAAATTGGGATAAGCAACGAAAACACTGAAAGGAATTCAGTAGCATATTTAAAGAATTGGAAAAACGCTATAAAAGGGGATAAAAAACTTTTCCTTATGGCAAGTCAAAGAGCGAGTAAATCAGCTAAATATATTCTTAACAAACAAGAAGAAACGCACGAAGAATAAACAAATAAGGGGGTGAAAATCCCCCTATTTTTAACTTTTCATTAACAACAATCTATAAATAATTAACTTAATTTTGAATCCTAAAATAAACAATATGTTATACGAAATTGCAAACTATTATATAATCAAAGCCACATACCCAAGCGAAGTAAATAACTTAAATAAAGAGATATACGAACTTTGTTGGTTCTATTTATTGGGAAGTTCAACACCTACCGAAACTGATATATTAAAAGAATTTTTTAAAATAAACTAAAACAAAATAAGATGAAAAAATATTCACTATGGACTATTGAGCATGAAAGTATATATGTTGTAATGGCATATAAAATAAAGGACACTAATAGCAGTATAGAAGTAGATAAATGGATTGATGAAGATTGCGACCATGTTGCAAGTTTTTACCGAGATGAACACGAAATAAATGCTAATTATTTACAAACATTTCAAAACTACTAAAAATAACAATTTATGAAAATTAATGTAAAGGAAATCACAATCCATTGGGCGGAAGGGGGCAATGAAAAATACGATAAGTTCCCTAAAACCTATTCAAGTTACGCAGAAGTAAACAAAGCACTTAAGCCTATTTATGAAGACTTTGCCGAAATTGGCGAAGGATATAATAAGGTAAAATTTAGCTTATTATTTGAAGACGGGGAAAATTACGAAGGTCGGTTATATGTATGCGAAAAATGTGATAACCCTATAAAAAGTGATAATGTAATAGGGCAACATATCAAAGAATTTTTAAACAATATAATCAAGGATAACGAAAACGACAAAGAAGATAGAACAAACGCAAACAATTTTATTAATAATTATCAACTATAAATTTATGCAAACGATTAACAAATTAAAAGCACAAATAAAAGCATTAAATACCCTAATTAAAGAAGGCAGAGTAAAAAATGTGTACGCAGTTCAAAACAAGATTAAAAGCCTAAAAAACAGGCTTAAAATTGAAATGGATTTATTTAACTACGAAAACTATTTATCTAATTAATTAAATTAAAAACACATGAAAGATTTATTTGAATTTCCAGAATTATTACCCGAAAATGTGCAAACCATTTTAAGCCACTACAACGACCTTGAAATTGAAAAGGGGGTACAATATGCCGACCTTATCCAAATGGGCAAGGAATTGGCTTATTATGGCTACCAATTTGATTTTTACCTTGATTGTGTTCCTTATAATCTTAAAAAAATAAAATATGAAAGAAATTAAATTAAAAACGCTTTGGGCGGTTGATATAAAAGGCATACAATATGCAACATTTAGATACAAAAAAGAAGCTATTGAATACGCATATAATAGACCTAAAAGAATTTTTAGTTTTGTTATTGTAAAAAGAAAAGTATTAACTGATAAATATTAAACAATTAAATTAAAAACTATGAAAATTGAACTAAAAAACTTTAGATTTTATGACCGATTGAGCGAAGAAACTTTAGCCTTTGTCGGGAATATATGGGTAAATGGCGTTAAATGTGGACAAGCACAAAATAGTGGTAAAGGCGGTTGCTCAAGTTATTGGCACGAAGGAACTGCAAGAAGTAGGGAACTAATTGCAGATGCAGAAGGATTTTGTGAAACAAATGGCACAACCTTATATAATTATCTTGACACTTTAGCTTGTGAATTGGCAACAAAGAAAGAAAATGATGCCATTGCTAAAAAAATGAACAAAGAAATGCAAAAAGCTATTTTGATAGGAGATGATAACAAATACCAAATAATCAGTTTTAAATTGCCATTAAGGGATATGTGGGAAAAACACCCCGATTATTTTAAGAAAACCCTAATTGAAAAACTTGATAAGTACAAGGACAAAGGATATAAATTATTAAATACCAATATACCACAACAATTTTTAAACAATTAAATTAAACAAAATGAATCCAACAAAAGGTTATTACCGCCAATTACTTAATGAATTTCCCGAAGTACGAATTGCATTTACGCATACACCCATTTATGGTTGTAAAAGAATTAATGCAGAGCCATTTATCAAGGTATTAGATGGCTTGTCCGACCAATACGCAAAATTTTATGCAGATGGATTGCGTAATGGAACTTTAGTTACTATTGTTGAAAACAATGTAGAAAAAGTGTATGCTAATAATGGAGAACTTTATTTTACAACATAACCAATTAAATTAAAAACTATGAAAGAATTAAAACTTGACAATGCCATTGAAATTAGATTAGCCATTGATAAAGGATATAAAGTCTATTGTGGCAATCCTATGTATGAAGTAATTAAGGATAAAATAG